GCTATTGGTGGAGATAGTTTTGCTGCTGGAGCAACCTTTACCCTATACGGAATCGCGGCGGCATAACTATGGCAAATACATACGTACAAATTGGCAGTACCGTAACTGTTGGCTCAGGTGGGGCGGCTACTATTGACTTTACTTCTATCCCTGCAACTTTTACAGATTTATGTTTAAAGTTTTCGCTTCGTTATGGTGATTATGCTTCTTGGAATTATGCTTATGTTCAACTTAATTCAACAGCAGGAACAACAAGAACTCTTATTGGTAGCGGTTCTTCCGCTAGTTCTTATAGCGTAGGCAGTAGTTTAAGAATTGACTATGTTGCTGGAACTGGACAAACAGCCAGCACTTTTAGTAATGGCGAACTTTATATTCCTAACTACACATCATCTAATGCTAAATCTGTATCTTTAGACCACGCTGCAGAAAACAATGCTACGGCAGCATACGCAGAAATTGTTGCTGGTTTATTTAGCACAGTCACTTCAGCCGTAACATCTGTAAGTTTATTAACAGATTCAGGATTAAAATTTGCCCAATACTCAACCGCTTCACTCTACGGCATCAAATCATCATAAGGAGAAAAAAATGACAACAGCAATTGAAGTTAACTGCACTACTGGCGAAGTTACAGAACGTGAACTAACAACAGAAGAACTAGCACAACGTGAAGTAGATGCAGCAGCAGCCGCAACACGCAAGGCAGAAGAAGATGCAGCAGCAGAAACACTTGCTGCACTTAAAGCATCTGCTAAGGCTAAGTTAATTGCAGGTCAGCCATTGACCGAAGAAGAAGCAGCAACAATCGTTCTTTAATGTGCAAACAATGTGGTAACTGTTCTCAAGAACATGGGCGTTCAATTGATGACGCAGTAGACGAAGCAGAAGCATCTAATTTATAAGGAGATACAGTGACAAGAGACATAACCGAAGGTCGTAGTACCCGTGCTATTGCCGTGGATATTGGTCTTAACGCACAAACTATCTGGCAAAATACAGGCAATTCATTTGATTGTGCTATTGCTGGCATCCCTTTCCTTACTGCTATTAGAGATGACCGTCCTTACGAACGTGCTACTGCACCATTTCGTAAACAACAGTTTGACTCACAACGTGACCCAGGAGAGCAGTCGCTTTCTGCTTGGTGGTTACGTAGCCAGTCTTCATTCCATACTGGTGAAGGCATTAAATTTTATGACCCATTGGCTAACCCATACTCAACTACAATTGCATCTAACTCATACCGTTACAAGGTATCACGTGGTGTAGAGGTAATGGATGTGCAGGGCAATGTAACTTTGTTGCGCCGTCCTGCTAAAACACAAACTACAAGCACGGCTGTTAGTCTTGAAACTGTAACAGTATCAGGTGCTGACCGAGTGCTTGTGCAAGATGCAACCACATTAAAAATTACTGATGGCACAACTAGTGCCATGACTACCATTTCTGCTGGTGTATCAACTGGTATTTATGCATCATGTAATGATGGACTTAATGCATATTATTTAGATGCATCTAATGTTGTAAAGGTTGCGCTTACAGGAGGTTCTACTTCTTCTGTGCGTGCCATTTCAGGCACTACTACTGGCACAATGGCTTATGTTAAACAGCGTCTTGTAGTCGGTTCTAACAATAAATTGTATGAATTTGCAGCCAGCGGTTCTGGTCCATATACTGTAACTAATTCGCAAGTTGCTAATAAAGTTGTAACTTTAACTACTAGTATTAATCATTCTTTTCGTATTGGTGATAGCATTACAGTTGCTTCTATTGCTACATCATCAACTTCATATAACGGTTCATATACTGTTACCGCTGTTACTCCTAATACTGTTTCTTATTACCACGATAACGTAGACCGTGCTTATGAAACACAATCTGCAGGTACTATTACTCTTGCTGCTAACACACCTATTTATACACATCCCAATACTTCATGGGTATGGACATCTATTGTAGAAGGTGGCACAGCCATCTATGCTTCTGGTTATGCTGGGGCTAACTCTGCTATTTATAAGTTTAATCTTGACACTGCTGGTGTCATGCCAACGCTTACATCAGGTATTATTGCAGCGCTTCTTCCAGATGGTGAAGTTATTCATAATACATATGTGCATCTTATGTCTTATATATTAATTGGAACTAACAAAGGTGTACGTGTAGGAACTATTGACCCCAACAATGGCAATATAACTTACGGTCCGCTTATGATTCAAACTGAACGCCCCGTACGTGGTTTTGATGCACACAATTCATATGTATATGCATGTTCATCTTTTTATGACAGTGTAACTAATACAAACATTCCTGGTATTTATCGTATTGATTTATCTACAGAAATTGATAACTTGCGCTTTGCTTACCAAGCAGATTTATATCCAGAAGATATTAATAGTGGAGAAGCAATTGACGTATGCTGGTTAGGACGTAGCGACCAACTTGTTTTTCTTTGTGGAACTGTAAATAATGCTGTGGTTACTGTAGGTGACTTAGGTATATATACACAATCTGCTACAGAATTATATTCTTCAGGTTATGTTGAGACTGGACAGATTAGATACAATACTTTAGAGCCTAAAAACTTTAAGCGCATTGTTGCGCGTGGTGAGTTTACTAATGGTTCTATGTCTATTAGTACAATAGATAGCACTAATAATCAATATGATTTAATTAACTATGATACTGTAGTTGGTTCACCTGAGGTTACAATTACACAGCCATCTGGCGCACAAGATTCTATTGGCTTGCGCTTTACTTTATATCGGGATAGCACAACTGTTTCATCTGGTCCTACATTCCATGGGTATCAGTTAAAGGCTGTACCTGCTACTCCACGTAGCAGATTAATTACTGTTCCATTGATGAACTTTGATACTGAAACAGACAAGTACAACTCAACAATTGGATATGAAGGCAGAGCAATTGAACGATTAGCCGCGTTAGAAAACGCGGAATCAACAGGTGACGTAGTCACTTGGCAAGACTTCCGTACAGGTGAACTGGCACAGTGCCTCATTGAAGAGGTTAAGTTTACTGACATTACACCACCAGATAAAAGACTGACTGGTTATGGCGGAATCATCACACTCACAATCAGAACGGTATAACGCGCAAATGTCATTTGACCTTAATAATGTTTCCATGTTGGCTACTGCAGTAAGTGGTTATTTATTTGTAGTCCTTACAGCAGGTGCTTGGTTTCGTTGGTGGTTTAAACACCACATTAAAGAAACATTAGCCGAACTTAAACCCAATCATGGCAGCAGTGTAAAAGACCAAGTGACTAGATTAGAAAAACGCGTTGATGATATATACAAGATTTTATGTGAGCGTAACTAATGGGATTTATATTACCTGAACCAGACTGGGGCAATCCGTTTCCAAATGTAGACCCAGATGAATGGATTGATGAAGATGACGAAGATTGAAGAGTTTATAGCAGTAGCCACAAAAGAAATTGGCACGGTAGAAGAGGGTAATAACCTCACAAAGTATGGTGCTTTTACCAAGCACAATGGTCAGCCATGGTGCGGGTCGTTTGTCATGTGGTGTGCTAATGAAGTTAAACAAAAGATGCCTAATGTGGTCTGGACACCTGGCGGTGTTGAGGCATTTAAAGGCACTGGAGGCTGGTCTAACGCTGCTACAGCCAAGCCTAAGGCTGGAGACATAGTCTTCTTTGATTTTGTAGAAGGCGGTGCTCCTGTGGAGCACGTTGGAATTGTGGTCAAAGACAATCTTGATGGAACAGTTACTACTATTGAAGGCAATACCTCACCTGAGCATAAGGCTAAAGGCTCGCAAGCAAATGGTGGCGAAGTGGCACAGCGTATTCGTGCTTATAAAAAAGACAACAAGCGTAAACTCTCAGCATTTATTGTTGGGTTTGGTACGCCGAAATGGAGTAAGTAATGAATGCAAAAACTAAAGAACAACTAACAAGCATTGGCGGTACATACCTCCGTGCCTTTATTACTGGTGCAGTTACTGCCTTTACACTAGGCAAGACTGACCCTAAAGACTTTCTTACTGCTGGTGTAGCAGCAATTATCCCAATCGTTATGCGTTGGGCTAACCCTAAGGATGCGTTCCCTAAGAAGGGATAACACCCACACAATTAAGAAGCCCCCGCTCTGGTACTTTAACCTACCAGGCGGGGGTCTTTTTTGTTTTTAATCTATATCTTTGTCTTTATCCCAACCAAGACGGTCAAGGATTGAACCATGTTGTCTAACGTGGATACGATAGCCAATCTCACCAATGATACGAGCAATAATGTCTCGTACTACTAGTGCTCCTGCTACTGCAATAAATACATTCCATGTTGTCATGCTGTGTACCTTTCAACTATAACTGGTATTGGATTTATATTAAGTTGTTTACGCAATCGCTTGCGTTGCCATTCTGATTTACCGCCCCACCAACCTGACACATTATGATGTAATGCATAGTCAAGACATTCAGTTTTAACTAAGCATGCATCACATGTACGTTTAAGAAAGTTTTCTTCTTTAAATGTACCACTGCCTTCTTCTGTAAAAAACATATTAACATCTATGCCTATACAGTTTGCTTGGTCGGTGAAGTTATACATCATCCTCCTGTTGAGTAGAAACCACTACCGTTAAACTTAACGGCTACAGTAGACCATACACGTGTCATAGTCCCACTGCAAGTGGTGCATACTGGTGGTATGTTTTCATTTGTTTCTACAACTGATAAACATGTACTACATTTGAAATCGTAATTAGGCATTTTTTCTAATCCAAACTTGGTGACCCTTATTCATTAAAGTATATTGTCCTACATGCTCATCTAGGAACTTATCAATCCCCATACGTGGTGCAAGGGTTTGGTCTGCAAGACCATCACCCCACATGTAGTCGTCAAAGGCTAGTATGCCGTTAGGTTTAAGGTCACGCCATCCATTGACACCATCTGTATATGCTGCGTGTGCAGTATGGTCTGCATCAACATATACAAAGTCGTACCACCCATTAGAGTGGTCAGCAAAGTATTCATCACTTGTCATTTTGTGCTTAAAAACAGTGCTGTACACTGATAATTTAGCATCATAGACTTGTTCTACATCTTGCCAATCCATGACATGATGAGCACCCTCATCACTACCTTGCCATGTATCAACATCTGTAAGTATACAGTTTCTACCAGTAAGTATGTTATCAAGTAACCACTTACTTGCATCTCCTGTATATGCACCTATCTGTAGAAAATGCAAGTTGTTTTGTCCTGCAAGATAAGACAGATGCAAATCAAAGTTAGTGCTTGCAGCACCTTGAAACCAATTAGGATAATCAGTCACAGTCCATCCAATCTATAGGTGTAGGTGCGGTTGTAATTGTTCCACACTCTTTGCATTTCTGAGCAAGGTCATACCAACTTACTTCTCTTGATTCCATATCCCACATGACTGTTATCTCAAACATCATGCAGCCACAGATACAAGCGAAGGCTGGCTCACCCCTCAGGTCGTTCATTGTTCCAGAAGAACTTGTAATATTCTACATCAAGAGAGAACCGTTTCATATGTTGAACAACGGCTCCTGTATGAGAGTAGAGTGGGACATCTGCTTTACCCATGAGTCGGAAGAAGTTGATGTCTTCTGATACAAACTTTTCTCCCACTCCAGTTTCATTAAAGTATGGGATAGCACCATGCACCTTGCGCATTTTGGTGATTGCACTGCGGTGCATAAGCACAAATCCAAATCCTGCTGAACCAACTTTGATAAGCGCATTTGCTGGCAAAGGGTGAACATATTGAATCTTGTACTCTTCTCCGTCAACCCAATTAAATATGGCTGGATATGGCGCCATCATTGCACGTTCATTTTCTTTTGAGATGAAGTAAGTACCTGTAACTACTGGTCGCTCTACTGCATCTGCTGCTTGCCATACCTTATGTAGTGCATCATTGGTAAGAACAATGTCGCTATCTACCCATAGCACCCAGTCAAAGTCTGTCTTCTCATACCAGAACTCCAGCGCTTCTTGGCGCTGTCGTCCTATCTGATTGCCTTGCACACGCATGGCTGATGCAATAGGTAGACCAGATGAGATAATGCTATAAACTAAACCTTCAGTAAACTTACCGTCTGTTGTGCCGTTGTCGCACCAACATACAATGATTTTATCTTTCGGCTGAACTTGTTGTTTCTGTGGTATCTGACTTACTTTCTTGTGAGTCTTGGTCATGGTGTGGTCTCCAACCGCCTAAGTTTTTTACGAGTGAGTTAAGTGAGCGTTGCACTTTCATGCGTGCTCCGTCTGGTGTGCTGTCCATTTCTTTGGCAAGTGTTGCCCAATCAGGTTGCTCTACGCTAAAGCGTAGGCGGAGTATGTTTTGTTTGGCTTCTGATAGTTTGTAGTAAGCGGCTGCAATATCAGAGCGAAGTACTAGCCAATTCATACCATCACTTACATCTCCACCTTTAACGGAGTTACCTAAGTCTTTAATCTTAGATGGCATTTCATATGATTCTGAAATGATTGTAGGTAAGAAGGCTTCAACTACCGAGACGTCATAGTAATACAAATCTCCAGTATCATAACCAACCTTCTTGGCTTTTTCTTTTTCGCAGTATTTAAGTGCAGCATTACGCAGTGACTTGGCTATTAACTTGTCCTTGTCTTTTTGTTCTAATGCTGACCATTCTTTGTACTTACGTGGGTGTCCTACGAACCACACCCACAACTCTTGTCCTATATCATCACGTTCAATCATGCTATATTTACGTGCGTATTCAGATGCAAGAGTCTGTACTAAATCGTTGTACTCTTCAATGTAATTCATTATGGAATGATTACCTCACCATTAACAATGGGTACTGCAAATGGTGTGACTTTACGATTATGTTCTACCAAGATTCCAATGCCGTGTTGCCAGTTAGCACTGCCTGATGTGAGGTAACTAGCCTGTTTGACATCCATCATATGCCCAACTTCTAATCCATATAAAGTAGAAGTCTTGCCATAAAAGCCAGTGGTTTCATGTTGTAAACCAATTCTATGCGTGTGTCCACACACTACTGATTTACCTAAACGCTTGGCTAGATTTAAAGCGGTAGCCCCTGGTGCACGGTTGAGTGCGCCTTCATCACCATGTGCCATTACCCAGCCAGGCAATAGTTCATGCATCTTATGTAAGTAATTAATTTTTAACTTCTCATAGCCAAGTAGTTGTTCAATTTCTAATGACTTGAGTGACATAAATGCTGGCGCATACTTGCGCATGTATGTATCAATGCGGTCAGTATGATTACTTCGTTGAATGTAAAATGGCTTGTTACCTAGTGCCTTACGGTAACGAGCCATGATGTCGTGCGTTAAATCAATGCTATCTTGTAGCGTCTCTGCATATTCCCCTGCCATACCTTTGTTCCAACGACTAGGTTCGGGTGCATCTAGTTCGTCTCCTACGCACCAGAGTTCATCAGGTTTATAATCCTGAATAAACTCTAGCGTAGCATCTACAGTCTTGTCATGTTGATATGGTATCTGTAAATCACTGAGTACTACTACTCTTTTTTGATTTGCCATTTAAATTGGGTAAACCTTCCCACTGTCCACGTTGGACAAGCAACCCAATTATGGCATAGTTTGCAAGGTCAATTAGGGTATCTTCAATTGATTCGTAGTTCGGCGTGTCGCCAGTATCTGTCAGGTTATTAAGTCTAGCCAACTTGTCATACATCCGTACACGTAGCCCATTCATAGGACCACCTGGTGCTCCAGCAATATTCATTGGACCATAATCTGCATGCTTCTTGTACATAATCTTGGCTAGTTCATTCAAGATTACATCTAGGTCTGCGCTATCCTTCATTGAGTATCTCCCTTAGGTCTGTATCAAATGATTTCATTGACTCACGTACAGCAAACTCTTCCCATACTTCATCTGCTTTACCGTGGCTTGATGCCACAAATATAGCACTCAACATAATCAAACACTCTTTAGCCTCGGCTGGGTCAGCATCTATAGTCATGTATATATCTTCAAGCGCACCTATAATGTTAAGCATCTTCTTGTCCGATACTGGGATACCAATATATGCTTCGTTGTTACGTGCATAGTCCCAAAACTTTTCATCAAGGGGTAACGCATTCTTTGATTCGTCCGTCAAGCCATTCACTTCCCATCTTTATCATCATGCTGTTTACGTCTTCGCCATCTGGCATTGAGATAATGTTTACATTACCTAGTTCTCTACTAATCTTCTTGCCAAACTCTAACCCTGCTGAGTCACCATCTGCAAGAACAATGACTACATCAAAGTCATCTAGTATCTTGGCATAGTGGGGCTTCCAATTGTTAGCCCCAGGAATACCAATGGTCGGGTGAATAGTTTTAACTGACATCATAATACAATCAAACTCACCTTCGGTGACACAGATATATTTGTCTGCGGCAAAGCAAGCCTGCGTATTAAACATAGTAGTTTTAGCACCAACTAATCCCATGTACTTGGCATCATGTATACCAGTCAAGTCACGGAATCTAATATCAACTACACCTGACGGTGTAATGTAAGGGATAGCAAGCCGTCCTTTGTACGGCTCATGTCCTGGAAGTGGGTCGTCTACCACTCCCAAGTGAAAGATGCTTGCCTCGTCTACCGAGAGTTGACGGCTTAACAGATAATCTTGTGCGAGTTCTATCTTGCTGGCGTACCTCTGTGTTGCCTGAAGTAAGAACTGACGCTGCGAACTGGACAGCCTCACGATAATTTATCCTCTCTCTATCCATTATTAGGGAATACGTATCACCTTTGATGCCACAACCATGGCATACAAATGCGTTCTTGTCATAGTTAACTGCTGCTGATGCATGACTGTCATCATGGAACGGACACTTCATCTTGCGCCAACCGCTGCCCCTTGCAGGCACGGTGGCGCCTATGTAATTGAGGTATTCCTCAATGCTTGGCTTCTCCAAGTGCTTTCCTCAACAATTCTACCCATACATGTGCAGGCATAGTGCAGTACCAATCGCCAGGACTTCCCCTACCCTTGCGCTTGTGCCACACTACACCTGTCCATGCTTTATCGTTAGCCATTTCGGTTAACAATTCTTCTGTCCACTCTGACAACTTCATTGTCGCGTGGTTTTTAATTTCAATTGTAACTCCAGGTATACCTGATATGTCACCTTTGTCTAGTGTTGCACCAGCCAAACGCCTGTCTACATAAGGGAACCATTTTTTTAAATACTTAACTACATCACGTTCGGCTCCCGAACCTTTGGCTTTGGCTGCACTACTCATTAGTAAATCCAGTTCCATCCTGTGATTGACTTGTCATCTTCTTCCATCTTACATAGTGAAGTCATGTTAATGTCTTCAACAATGCTTTCTGGTTCTATGTTGTCAGCCACTTCTATGATTAACATTAATTTACTCATACTATCATTTCTTGTTGCGTATGGTCTTTGATTGTATCTTCTAAGTGCATCTTTGCTGGGTCAAAGGATAGTGTTATGTAAGTTGCACCTGTCGGGTCAGCCTTACCATATCTATTTTTAACTGGTGCTACGCATAAATATGAATCTACACCTTGCATCATCTGTCCTACAGTCAACACCATTGCTGGAATCTGTGCAACTTTACCTTGCAATGCAGAACGTGGCTGACATGGATACCCTGGCGCACCTTCTTGTGTATGGTGCAAGACAAGAACTGCTGCGTTGGTATCACGTGCAAGATACTTTAACTCTTTCATAACTGCACGCATACCAGCAAACTCTTCGTGTCCATCAATGGCTATGTCCATAAGGTTATCTACAACTATAAGTGTAGGGCTTCTGCCCCACATAGTTTCAAATGCAGATACTTCTTCGTCTAAATCTTTGAGTGTAGGTGATGGTTCAAACGACCAATACATACCAGAAAACTCACGTAAGTAATGCTCTGCTGTTTCAGGCTTGGTCTTAATCATGTACTCAGCATCTTGCTGAGTTATCTTGGCTTTCATAGCAAGCAAACGCATAGCCATGGTGTGTGCATTGGTATCAGCAGAGAAGTATAAGGTTGGTTGTTTTAGTCTTGCTGCGATATGCAATGCAATGGATGACTTACCTGCGCCTGGAGTACCTGCTATGACGGTGACTTCTGCTCTACGCAGAATGATTCCTTCACGTTGGAAAGCCTGAAAAGGTGGGGGTAATGGTTCTCCCCCCACCTCTGGCTTACCGATACTTCGGCGGAGTGTTTTCATTTATGCCTTTGTTTGGTCGGCTACGAATGTAGCAAACTCTGGTGAGCCTGCCTTAACATATACTGTTGTGCATTTGGTTGGGTCGCCTTGCTTGGCTGGACAGAAGTGTCCCTTGTATGGACCAAACTTGCCAGTCATACCATGAATACGTGTCATTGTACCGTGAGGACAATTGCGTGCGCCTGCACCTGGAGATACAAACGCTGGTGGTCCTGCTGGTGTATCACTGATTACAGTTGCACCTAGTGTGTTGGCAAGCATGCCAACTACAGGTGATGGTGGTACTGCTGTATTAACTGGTGCTGCGCCACGGATGGCTGCTTCTAGTTCTTGTGTTGCTGATGCAAGAGATGCAAGTGATAGCGCAACTCTTTGGTCTAGTTCTTCTGCTGTTTCAGCACGCAAAGTAATAAGAGAACCTGCTGCTGATTTAACTGTGATGCTGATAGGTGCTTCGGTTGAAGACATGTTTCTCCTTGATAGTAGTTATAACTCCACAACTACGACATATATATTCTTTGCCATTAGTTGTAAATTGATACAGCATTACATCTCTGCTCATGCAGTTGATGCATAGCATTAATGAATATCCGTAACCAATTTCTTTTTAGTATCTCTGAAGGCTCGCACCTTCATTGCTAACTGGATACCTTTCCATCCTTCTTTGATGTCAACAAAGTGCAGTTCACATTTACCACTACCTGCTGGCAGATGGACAATGATTCCCTTTTCTGTATTGACGTCACCCCAAGACGAACGGGTTGCCGTAGCGGGGTCATACGGCAAGCCGTTTGCATACACCGCTAACTGCATAGCAATTTTATTTGGGTAGGAAATACTACCAGTCTTTAAGTCAGAGATAAACAACTCACCTTTGTATCTAACAATACGGTCAGGTGTACCTGCAATCTTAAACTTATCTAGTACGCAGAACTGTTCAATGAATACATTCTCAAAGTCTTTAGTTGCTGCATCATAGGCTTGTATGTCAGCGACATAATCCTCAGGGATTACACCTAAGTCAATGCCTCTGTCATGTTTTTCTGTAAGTGTATGAATGGCTGTACCTATAGTTGCTTGCTTGGTTGCACCTGCTGCTTCCATTGCATCTTCAACTAACTTGTCCATCTCCAACTTGTTATCTCTTACAGCACTGGCTGCTAACAATAAGTCAGGACGCAGCGTTAAACCCGCTGCTGCCATACGTAACTTCCATGCTACTAGTGCAGTGCCATCATCTAATGAACCTGCAACTGTAGTGGTACGTGTGTACGGTACTGGCTTACCACCTTTAGGCGGCACAACCATTGGTCGTCCGTATCTATCTCTGGGTACTTCTACTTCTGACATGCTTCTCCTTTGATTAAGTAACCAGTGGGGGTAGGACAAGGAGAGAGCCAAAACCTACCGCCCACTGATTGTCCCCATCATAGCATAGGTGACGGCTATGCATTGACGTCATGCCCACAATTGGGGCAAAGTTTTTCTCGTTTCTTATATGGTTCTATTTTAACTTCATCTTTAAAGTTCTGATGCACATACACTTTACATCTGTTACGTACTGTATACGTACGTACTATAGCACCAGCCAAATGCATTACTGACAACACGCCACTTGTTGTGCCGTGATGCCAACCTGTTGCTGTGGCTAACTCTTTCCAAGTTAACCCTGTAGTACCTGCTTTCTTTAACAGGTGTAACGCTTTTACTTGGTTACTTAATTCCCGACCTGAATGAATGTTATCTAATGCACGCTGTTCAGATGTGTCAGTACCTGACCAACCAGCAGTGCCGTTATATGGTACGTATGCACTAGTCATGTGGTATATGTCCTCCATCATCATCACACATACACCAGCCGAACTGTTCTACTTGTTCAGCATGGCTCATCTTTAATCGTTGATAATATTCTTTTGTAACTGCATCAATCATGTCCGCAATCTCCCCAACAATTACAACATACTGATTTAGAATCAATACCATGTGTGGCTGGGTCGCCACAATTATAACATTCTTGTTCGCTCATTCAGACTCCTTGTGCCAACCAGCAGTTGCTAACTTGCTATCTTCTAGCGCTTCAATTACTTCTACAATAAACTCTTCTGCTTCTATTTCACTATTCTCAAAGCGTTCAGATAGTTTAAGTATACGTGAAGGTGCTCGCATAATTTTAACTGCTGATGCTTTGCAATCAGGACAAAAGAATTTAATCATTGCCTTGTTCATTTCATATTCAACCATATGCTGTTTACATTCGCATATCATTTGCTTGCTCTCCTTGTTAGTTCATCACTTATTTGTTTCTTTTTTTTTTCTGTTAAGTTAGCCCAAATATAACCAAGTAAATAATGTGCTGCTGTTTCGCCTTCTTTGACACGGCATAAATTAAGTACATTAGTTAACGTTACACTCATTAGTTATCTTCCTCAACATCATCTACTTCAACGTTATCTACACGTATGTCAGCGGATGAACCAACATCTACAGTGATGTCGTCTGCAATGCAGTCTGCTGCATCATCTTCGTCTTCGGCTTCGTATCCTGTAACGTAAGCAGTAATTGTAACAGTTGCTTTATATTCTGCTCGGATGACGTCACATCCGATTGACTTGAGTAACTTGTTGACTTCACTACGAGTGATTGTTGCTTCATTACTTTCCCATTCAAGTTCACTAAAGAAGTCACGTACTTGATATTTAACGTCTCTGATTTTGTCACTAAGTTCAACAGATTTTTCTGCACTTTTAACTCCGTTGCCTATGATTGTAGTTAGTTCTGAATCGGTATAGGTAACTGTATCACCCATAGAGTTTACTAATTGGATTGTGTTCATGTTTCCCTCTCGTTGTTTGAATAAGCCTTTTATCCACATGCTCAGGTGGTGGTATAAACTACCTGCATCTCGGTTACCCTTACGCTGGTTCACTATACCTATCCGCGCTATCGCTGCCTTGGCAGTATGCATACGGAATATTATGCAAGGATTAAGTCTAATGCTTTATCCTTGATGCGGTCATTGCGTCCACTGATGGTGGCGATTGCACGGCGGTCAGAGCCACCAGAAGCATGATGGTCTGCATGTTCAATCACTGCTTGCCATGCACCAAAGGCTGTGCCTCTAATGTTTTCTTGGGTAGGTGATTGGCTGTAGATATTCCATGCTGAGTCACGTCCATTGAGTGCAATGGTACGTTGACGGCGCTGTCCTTGTGATAGTAGGTGGTCTGGTGCTTCTTCAATCTCTGATGGTAATGACCATACAGACTTGAAGATGTTGCGTACCTGACGGTCATCAACCTTACGCTGCAATAGCGTACCCGCTACTGTTTCATACTGTTGAATAGAATCATAAGTCAACTGAGTGATGTTACGGATGTCTTGCACTGACAACTCAGAGTTTGTGGTGTGCTTCATAACATAGGTGTAAGCGTTCTTATGCTTACCCTTAATGATACGATTGATTTGATTCATGCAATACAAACGCTCAATGATTGGGCGAATACGTACTGCACATGAACCATCATGTGATGACTGCACCAATAAGAATGCAGCGTGTGGGTCATTGGCTACCTGTATACCTACAGGTAATTCCATAACCATCCAGATGTTAGCACCGTTGTTGTACTCACCTGCTGCTGTATAGCGTGCTTCACCTGAGTCAACCAGTGTATCTAGTGCAGAGAATACTTCCATGTTCTGCACAATTTTGTACTTGTCACCAACTACACCAATGACTGACTCGCCTTCTTCAGTACGCTTGATAACTGCTTGGCGTTTAGGTACATCTAACTTATCAGTTAGAGTTTCATATGGAGATACGATTGTCTTACGTTCAACAAACATATCTGATAGTTCAACAGTCCAGTCAAGACCAGCCTGTCGTGCTGCTTCTGATGCAGACCCTGCGTTAACCGCAGTGCCTGCTTGTACCCAAGACTGTTTGTTTAGTCGTTGGATTTGTTTGTTATTATATGCTTCGCTAACTTGTAGCATTGCTCTCCCTTTCATCTAACCAAGTTGTATGCCACTTGAACTCAAGACCATACAACTTGCAGGCATCTGCAACCATTGCAATTGCCTCATCATCTGACTTACAGTTGGCTGTAACGGTACACTCTACAGCATAATATGATTTAGTACCATCCATATTTCCTCCAATGCGCCCATGCTACTGAAGGCTTGTCATATCTGTGAACGATATACTCCAGCCCCTTCGCAACTTGCAGGGGGGCTGGGGTCTCAGGACTTGTACCTAATACTTGTGCAACACCATACGCTGTTGAGTTAGGGTTGTCTGCTTTGTGATTCCATGCTGACTCTTTGCCCCATAGATTAAGCAATGCTCGCCATTCACCACGTCCCCATTTAGGGTACGTCTCATTGATGTATGCTTTAGCGTATGCTTTGATAGTAAACTTGTTCCATACTTGGACCAATCTTACTTCTTTCTTGGGTTCAATTGGTTGCTTGATACTAAGTGCAGCAGCCTTAATAGGGATACCAATCAGGGAAGCAACTGATAACATAATTGTACTGCCTACGGATATATACTTTGCTATTCGCTGTTGCATATTACTCCTTACTCTTCGTGCATTTCATCATGCATTCTGTCTGGGTCTTCTGATTCACATACACATGTATGTATAAAGTTACCGCATTCATCACACTCATCATGGAATGCTACGTCATCTTCTAGTCTTGGCTCAGTCACGGTCAATACCTGCATCTTCTGGGTCGCCAGGTACAGGGATTGTATACACATCTGAATCATCCTGTTGTTCTACTACTTCAATAGATACTTGCTTGATGAATGACTTGGTGCTTGTTACCCACTCATCACCATACTCATCAGCCAATCGCTTCCATGCTGCTGCTTCTACATCCCTTGTGTCAGGGCTGTAGTCTGTTATGATTGTAGTTACCATTACAAAATGGTCAGCCATAAACAGTACGTCTGTGTTTATCTTTGGCATTATTCTCCCCAGTATTTCATGATAGTTTCCATTGTTATATGTAAGCGGCAATCACATGCTTCGCCACCCATGTTCTCGTCAAATTCAAAATGAGAATAGTTATCCTCATAGATTTCATTGACAAGTTCATTGATAGTATACGGCTTGTACTTTACTTCTGTCATGGTTTGTTCCATTCAAAAGTTAGTTCATCCAGCATGGGTTCAAAGTCATCTTGCTGCATAAGGTCAATCATACCATTAGATATTGGTACAATGTTTAATGGTATGAACTCATAGCCATCATAGGTATCCCAGATAAGCAATGCTTTGTATTCTGTACCATTTGCATCTCTGATTATCATGGTGCGTTTCCACCCTAAAGTTTCTTCGCTTGTTACTTCCACTCCACATACATTAAGTATGTCTTTGGTAGTAGTCATGACTTGTATAGTACTGCAGTGTAGATGTCGCCTGCATATCTGCGTGCATCCATCCAAGCACACTCACCATAGAAGTATTTCATTCTATATCCTTTGACCATTGGTTTGACGCGTAAGAATGCGTCATCAATGTCGGCATAGTGTACTTGTGCTGACTGGTTACTTTCTTCTGGCATCAATAGCCATTTACTTACCTCTGATACTTTGGGTTTAGATAGACGTGAGTGCATCATTGTACTCCTCTACTACTATGTCTACTTGCTTGTAGATGTTGGCATGTTCATAGCATACACGTTCAGTTGGTACGCCTAGTATCATGGCATCAATGCCTGAATATACTAGGCTAGTACTTGTACAGTTCTTAACAATACATTCTTTCATACTACTACCAGCCATTTACCTACAGTGGCTACTAGATTTTCGTAGTCACCCGACATTGACTCTTTAAGGTACTCGTCAATCTCTTCAGGTGTAGCACCTGCCTTCTTTAGTATGCGTTGGGCTGCGCCCATAATAGCATACGCATTACCATCAATAGATGATAGGTCAATCTCCATATAGTACTTACTCATTGCTCTCTCCTTGTTCTTTCCATGGTATATATTTGTCGTTATCTATTTCCATTAGGTTAGTATAGATAATTAGTTGTCCACTATTATCTACATCTATAGCATAGTCAGGCGCTATCATTGCAAGCAATGACCTGAATATATATCCGTCCATTAGAATGGACGTGGACTGTGGTAGTTGCGGCATTGCTCAGACTGACGTCTGATTCTGCCCCGTAATATTCTGTTTTCATGGAGCAGTGTATGGTTGGCATAGATTGTGATACTGATTAGTAATATACTGGCAACTAGTGCGATACTGATGCCGAGTATATCAAACATAGATAAAAACATGTGGCTCTCCTTGTGTAGTAGATAGATTGTTGATGACTTGTCCGTTGCTTCTGATTACCTTAAGCCCCCGACTGAAAAAAAGAGGAGAGTGAGCGGCTATCTCTAGCCACCCACCCTCCTGTCTTTTAGTTTACGCTTACCTCAAACACTTCAAACTGAAGTTGAGGTGCACGCTTCTCTGGCACGTCACGGCGGTCAAAGCGTGTAATCATACGACCCTTTAGCGTTACTTGCTGGGTTGTTTCGTTACCTTGACGTGCTTTGTCAAGGTCTACAAGGTCACCCACTGTAGAGTCATCTAGTGCTACGATATTCATACCTACTACGTAGACTGCGCGGTCTGCTGTTCCGTCTGGCAGACGTGAGTATGTGCGTTGGTCAAGCCAACCTGTTGCGAGTGTACCCTTAGAACCTGTGAATGTACGGATGTTCTTGAGTGTACCTGTTACTGTGTATTCGTTCTTGATTTCCATCTGTTGTTTCTCCTTGTTTCGTAGTTAGTTTGTTGGGGGTGATAGCCCCCTGTCGCAAGGCGCAGGGGGTCTATCAGCCTGTTTATTTGTGTTGGTAATTTGTTGGGCAAGAACCACCCATGAAGCATGGGCAGTCCTCTTCCGCAATTAGTTCGGGTTTGTTTGTCATCTTACGTTCACCTCCAGTTCTGCGTCACATGATTGGCATTGGTTGAACATTTTGGGTGTGGTGAGGTGGCACATATGGCACACAACCTCACGTTGTGACTGGGTGTAGTCATCAAGTGACCAGATGTTATCAAGTTCACCACCATCCTGTAGTAGTACGATTGGGAGTTTGAACTCTTCACGCATGATGTGGTCAATCTCGTTGCCATCATCATCCAGTATGGTGCGTGAGACTGTAGTGCTACCGACCCAGTCGTGTCCGCTTGGCTCTGTTTGTACAAGCCATTGTGCTTTGTACATAAGGTTTCCTTCGGACGCCGCCTCATACGCTCTGTCTGTGAGGCGAGCGTCTGCTGCATCTACACAATCTACGCAGAGGGTTTCCTGTGCTATGCACTCGGAACATACGTTGGAGATTGTGAGTGAGTCCTGTGTGTATGTTACTTCGTTCATTTTCTACTTCTTTCTAGTAGCGGGGTATCCACCTGATGTGAATACGCGTACAGAAATACTCCAATGTCACTCAGACAGCCAATGCTTTGGCTGGCTGCGGGGCGAGACTTTAGGCTCGGCAGAGGCGTGGTTTACCACGCCGAGAGCAATCAGACCTGCTCACATAGTCCGAGTAAGCGAGGACTATAGGGCTGATTTGACATTAGGAGTATGATGGGAGCACCGTAGGAGGACGAGCCTGACGGTGGCGTAGCGTGGCTTTAGACACGCCGACAACGTGGCGAGAGATGAGGGCTGAGTGCATGTCAGCATGAGGATGCAATAGACCAAGAGGCTATGCATCCGATTGCGACAGGCGAGACCACGTGGTTTACCACGGGGGCGGACAGCCTTCGGTCCGACCAGTCGCTGCGGTAGAAGCGGTGGGGGTTTCCACCAACGGCAGACTGCAGGGTTTGGGATGCAATCCCAATTAAGCACCGCAGGTTTCAATGGAACATTGAATAGAATAGATTTAAACAGACTGCCTCCCAGTCTGACATAAATCCTATAGTGGGCGACAGCCCGACAGACAGTATCTCTACGCAGACTACGTCCAGTAGTGACAGTCTGTACAGATTAGAACATGTCTGGGCTTGACCCAGACTGTTTTAATCTGTCTGCCTGATACTGTTGGTATCTCTGTCTATAAATATTTCTGTATATAGTGACTGGGGATACAGTCTGAACAGGACTTTTATATCTATTTAGAACCTGATAGTTCGTTTTAGCAGTTTGAACGGATTAATATATATGTACAGTAAAATATATTCGGAAGTCTTTTTATAGCCTTCCTCATACTGTGACAGACTGTTGTACAGATATACTTCTATACGGCGGGACAAGTCTGCCTTCAGCAAGGGGATGAATGATGTCAGGCTTTAAATCAGGGGATGAGCACCACCTCTCCAAGGGTGTGGCAAAGGCTAAGGCTGAAGTTTTAGATAAGGTGAGGGTGGGCGTCTCCCCTCAGGCGGCTATGATTGCTATAGGCAGGAAGCCAGACACAATCCGACAATGGATGGTTAGAGACCCACTTTTTGCGGCGGCACTGGAAGAAGCAAAAGAAGAAGGAAGTAAACAATCCTTTGATGCCCTGGGTGTCCAAAAGGAGAGTATCCCCTTTGCGGACTTCTCCAAGATGTTTTTTGACCAGACGGTCTTCCCTCACCACCAGAACTGGATTGACCTTCTGGAGGGACGCGAACCATCATGGCAACACAAGAATATTATATATGAGCCAGGTGAAGGAAACCGCCTCTTAATCAACGTGCCACCTGAGCACGCTAAGTCCACCGTTGTAACGGTGAACTATCCAACTTACCGCATTGCCCTCAATCCTAATATCCGCATCATTGTGGTTTCTAAGACTATCACTAAGGCACGCGAGTTCGTATACGCTATCAAGCAACGATTGTCCCACCCACGCTGGCTTAAACTGCAGACCGCTTATGGTCCAGAAGGCGGCTGGAAACAGGACGCAGATACTTGGCGTACCGATACAGTCTACCTTGGGGGTGATGCGCGTAACTCATCTGAAAAAGACCCAACTATTCAAGCACTAGGTATGGGTGGTCAGATTTACGGCGCTCGCGCAGACTTGATTATTCTAGACGACTGTATTACCACCGCTAACGCGCATGAGTGGGAAAAGCAGTTGGACTGGTTACAGAAAGAAGTTATTACTCGTTTGGGTAAGAACGGTAAATTGCTAGTCGTAGGGACACGAATTGCAGCCAATGATTTATATAAAGAACTTCGTAACCCGAAGCACTGGTCTGGTGGTAAAACTCCATTTACTTATATGGGTATGCCTGCTGTACTGGAGTATGGCGAGAAGCCAGAAGACTGGGTCACGCTTTGGAAAGAGTCGGATGTCCCGTGGGATGGGGATGATGAGACTCCTCAGGAGAACGGCTACTACCCCAAGTGGGACGGCAAGACCCTCAACAGACGAAGAAGTGAAGTTACACCCTCAACCTGGGCGCTCGTCTACCAACAAGAAGACATCATGGAAGACTCAATCTTCCCACCAGTTCTCTTACAGGGAAGTACCAACGGGATGCGAAAAAGAGGTCCACTACGGGCTGGGGCAGTGGGACACCCATCACAAGTAGAAGCATTTACTGTAGTTGGGTTTGACCCTGCTATGACTGGTAACTCAGCATTTGTGGTTTGTTCTTACAACCGTGCTGATGGAAAGATTTATGTGTTGGACTCTATCAATATGGAAGACCCAACACCTCAAAAGATTAGAGCAACAATTGAAGAACTGGTTCTCAAGTATAAGCCGCAAGAGTTTCGCGTTGAAATCAACGCCCACCAAAAAGCCTATGCCCTTGATGACGAACTACGCAACTGGCTCTCTGTCCACGGCGTACGACTTGATGCTCACTTTACAGGCAAGAACAAATGGGACACATCTTTCGGCGTTGCCTCCATGTCAAACCTCTTTGGTACGGAGCGTGATGGAAAGTTCCAAAACAATAACATTATTGAACTACCATCATCAGAAGGTAGCGAAGGACTAAAGGCTTTAACTCAACAACTGTTAACTTGGAAACCTCAAACAAGAGGCAAGACAGATACCGTTATGGCTCTATGGTTTGCAGTTATTCGCATACGCGAAATAATGCAACAAGCAAGCAGAACATCTCAGTACCTTACTAACCGTTGGGCTACTAGAGCACAAATGGATAATAGATACGCAGTCAACCTTGATGATGCCTTTGCAGAACAATGGCAAGAACAGTATGGATAGGATTATTAAATGCTAAGTATGGACCAGATTGGTGCACGTGTACAAACACTACGCTACCGTGCGCATGGTCGTGACCAGCGCAATGGTGATGTCCAGATGGTACGTCAGGGTAAAATCTCTCAGGTCTATCCTAACTTCTTTCCAGATGGTATTGACCAAAACGTAGTAGCAAACTTTATTGATATTGTTGCACGCGATTTATCTGAAGTTATTGCACCGCTTCCAGCGGTCAACTGTTCTGCTGCTAACCAGACTAATGACCGTGCTCGTAACTTTGCTGACAAGCGTACTCGCATTGCATCAAACTATTTCCAGCACTCAGATTTGCAAGTACAGATGTACAACGGTGCAGACGCGTACATCACATATGGTTTCCTCCCGTTCATTGTTGAACTGGATGATGAAGCGCAAATGCCACGTATCCGCTTAGAAAATCCTGTTGGGGCTTATCCCGAATTTGACCGCTATGGACGCTGCGTTGCTTTTGCTAAACGATACTCAATGACACTAGGTGAACTAGTGGCTATGTTCCCAGAACATGAGTATGAATTGTTAGGCAAGATGGGTTACAAGCAAGAACTCAATGGCATGGTAGAGATGATTCGCTATTATGACAAAGACCAATCTGTGCTTTATTTACCATCCCGCAATAACATGTTGTTATCTCATGCATCTAATCCGCTTGGTGTAATGAATGTTATTATTGCAAAGCGACCATCTGTAGATGGCGAGTTGCGTGGACAGTTTGATGACGTACTTGGTATTCAGTTGCTTCGCAACCGATTTGCATTACTTGCAATGGAAGCAGCAGAGAAGTCAGTACAAGCACCAATTGTTTTGCCACAAGATGTACAAGAACTTCAACTTGGTGGAGACGCGGTTATCCGCACAAACAATCCTGCAGGAGTACGCCGAGTTGAACTTACACTGCCACAAGGTGCATTCACTGAACAAAACATTCTTAATGAAGAACTTCGTGTTGGTGCTCGTTATCCTGAATCTCGTACGGGTAATGTTAATGCAAGCATTGTCACTGGACAGGGTGTACAAGCACTGCTTGGTGCATTTGATACTCAAATCAAATCAGCACAGGCTATCCTTACTGCAGCACTACGTGATGTAATCACGCTTTGCTTTAGAATTGATGAGCAGATTTATAATATTGAAAAAACTATTCGTGGTGTAGATGCTGGTTCACCGTATGTTCTTACATACTTACCAAGCAAAGACATTAAGAAAGACTATTCTGCAGACGTCCGATACGGAATGCTTGCAGGACTTAACCCAGCACAGGGACTTATTTTCATGCTTCAGGCGTTAGGTGGCGGTCTTATCTCTAAAGATATGGCTATGCGTGAACTTCCATTTGGAGTTAACGTAACACTAGAACAAGAGAAGATTGAAATTGAAAAAATGCGTGAGGCTCTTGTTGGTTCACTCCAGCAAATGACTCAAGCAATTCCTCAAATGGCTATGCAAGGACAAAACCCATCCGCATTAGTGCGACAGATTGCAGATGTAATTACTGCACGTAAAAAAGGTATGTCTATTGAAGATGCTATTGAGGATGTTTTCAAACCTGAGAATCCTCCTGCTGGTGCTGAAGAGTCAGTTGAGCAACCTGTCCCCTCTGCTCCTGGTGAACCACCAGTAGGAGGCGCTCAAGGCGCGGCTCCACAATTACCTCCAGCAAAACCAGAATTACAAACACTATTAAGCACAATGACAGGCAATGGAGCGGCACGTTCCAGCGCCCAGATAAGTAACAAACGCCCACGATAGGAGTAAAAATGGCAATCCCTAAGAAGAAGCCAGTTACTCGTAAGCGTACTGTAAAAGAAAATGAATATACAAAATTAGATGAGTATTGTATTTGGTTAAATGAATACTACAAGGCATTACGCCGCTCAGGTTTTAATAATGACAATGCACTCTGGATGGTTGCAACTAAAGAATCATTTCCAGATTGGGTACAAGAACCTACGTTAGATGATATTAGAAAACACATTGATGAGGAGGACGAAGACTAATGGCACAACATGGTGGTTATCGTCAACCTAATAATCCAGCACCTGTATCAGGACCTGGTGCGCTTTCACAGCGCACTGATGGCGGAGCAATTGATGGAATGCAGCAACCAATGCAAACATACACTGGTTTTGAATACGGTGAAAATAAATCATTAAATGAACAACAGGCTGGTGCGCCTATGGCTGCAACGCCAGTACCAGATATGTTGACACTTGATGCTCCTACTGCTTTACCAGACCAACCAATTTCACATGGTGCTGACTGGGGAGAAGGACCAGGCGTAGATTTATCAGGTATTCGTACTCTGTCATCTCAACCAGACCCATCATCTGTTATTTATAACATGATGAGAAACGACCCATCAGGACAATTAGAATCACTTTACAATAGAATTAATTTGGCGTAATGTCTCTGATAAATCCTAATCAGCCGTTTCAGCAGCCGACTAACAACATACTAGCAACACAAAACCCAACGCTGTATGCTGCCTCCCTTGCGGGACAACCAACGCAAGAAGAACGTGCTATTCAGGAAAACATTCAACGTCTCCTAAATAAAGACCGTGAACTTACGCGCATTACTGACAAGACTCAGGCATACAAGGCTTTTGATAAATTAGACCCTGAAATTAAACAGGGTTTAAAGTTTATTAATGAAGGTGCTCAATATCAAATTGCACCACCATCAGTGCTTGGCATGATTGGTGGCGCTGTACTTGCTGGTATTACTGACCCATTCCGTATGGTTTTTAAAGCGGGACAAACTTGGGGCAAGGCTTATAACACACCATACAAAGTTGCAAGAAATGTTATTGATACTGGTGGAGAAGGCAGCGGACAGGCTCTCAAAGCACTTCTTTCCAAAAAGACTTGGTCAGATGCATGGGATGGACATAACCAGTGGGACACTGGTGCTACCGCTGCACTTGCACAAAAATATGGCAAGGCACAAGACTTTTTAGTACGCGGACTTATTGATGGCAAAAAGCCTGGAGATATTATTCGTGAGTATGGTCAACTAGATACTGCAATGGTTGATGCTGTGCGTCAAATGTCAGCAAATGAATCAACATGGAAGAACATGTTTGGTGAGTACAAGGCTGCACAAATTAACCCAGGAAATGATTTTACAAACTGGATGAACCGTAACCATCCGCCTAAAGAAGGCGGTCCATGGTCATGGTTTATGCTTGCAGAACAATCAATTTTTGCTGGTCCTGCAGGAAACATTGCTGATGTACCAGGGGCATATAAAGAATCTAAAGAAAAAAACAAATGGGTTGTTGCTAATCCTAATCCTTTTTCAAAAGAAAAATATGTTTCTCCATCTGGAGTAATTAACTTTACTTATCAAATTGCTGCTGACCCACTAACATGGCTTACTGCAGGTTCTTCTAAGGCTATTACTAAGTCAGAAAAACTTGCTGAGATATTTACACAGGCTGGTAAAAATAACAGTGCTACTCGCGTAGCAGATTTGTTTGCAGACCCAGCAGTTGCTAAATTGCATGCAGGTTTGGCTGTTGAAGTTAATGCACTTCGTACAGCACGTGAGGCTGGCAATGATGCTGAGGCTGCATTAGTGCGCATGCGCATTGCCCGTGATTATACAAAGTATGACAACGAAGGCGTGCTTGACCTTCTTACTAAGACTAAAGTTCTTAATGATGAAGAAAAATTAGTTCCAATTACTGACCTACCTACAATGGTTAAGTTCTTTGAACAAGGCGAAAACATGAACCATATTCTTTCTGGTCGTGTTGAAGGTACACGTTACTATACTGAAAACCATGTGGCAATTGAACGTTCTACTCGTAAGATTACAACTGGTATTAAAGAAGCATTTGACCAGATATTTAATGGTGTAGACCGCCGTATAGCAGCAGGTAAAGAACCTATTCCAGAAGAAGTGCTAGATAGCGCAAAAGCATTTGACCGTTACTTTGCTAACCGTCCTGAGTTTAGACTTATTGACCCTAAACAAGATGAAGTTATACAGTCTCTTACCAAGAGTGGTAATAACTTACAACAGTTCTATAACAAGATGATGTCTAAGCATCCAGAGAACGTAATGCTTTATACAGAAGACAACATGGTTGTAAAATCTGCAAATGCATTCCGTGACTTTTCACGCGTACTTGTTGGAGATAAGTTTCGTGCTAATGCATTGACTGAGCGTTTCTTACGCGTTAGTCCAGAAGAGCGTATCAATATGCTCTTTACAATGTTTAAACTTTATACAGATAAACTAGGATTGTCTTCAACTGTACGTGGACTTGATGTTCAACGTGCTTGGCTTGAATCAATCTTTGGTCCAATCAAGGGTATGGGTCCAATTGCTGATGTACAAATGCCAGCGCATTTGATTTCAGATGGAATGATTGATTTGCCTGCTGGTCCAAGTCAGATTCTACATACAACTGAAGGCATCTCTATGCCTAAGTTTGACCTTATCTCTGAATGGGTACACAGCAACACTGGTCTTAATGCAGGGTTCCGCCGTCACTTTGGCATCAGTGGTCTTACCAATGAATCTTGGGCTAAGAACATTATGGGTGGCTGGACAATTGGAACTCTTTTCCCTAAGTTGGGTTTAAAATCTGCAGTTGACGAAGGCACAATTGGGCTAATGGTTCAACATCCCCGTGCTATTTTAGATTTCTTTACTGGTAAAGGTAGCGCAATTGCTAATACAGTTGCAGCATACCGTGGTAGTGATGCAACTTATGGTCTTGTTAAGAGCAAGTTACTGTCTAAGGCTGGTAAAAACCCAGCAGAGTATGTATCTGCAGCAGAACGCCGTGCTATGCAGGCTCCGCAGATGGTTGATGTTAGTTATACATTGCCTAATGGCAAGTATATTCCACGTAACCAGTTGGTTTCTGCTGATGAATACTGGGGTGCGCCCTTTGAAGAGCGCCTAGCCGCTAGAGTTATTGCAAAATATGCAGGTAAGTTATCTGAAAAAGAAAAACAATACCTAGCAACGCATCTTATAAACAATTCACATGCCGTAGAAGGCATGGTGCAGTCGCAAGTAGCACGTTCTTTTGGTAACACAATGGTTGATGGCAGCATTGCTGCCGAAATGTATGGCAAGTCTACCCTTACTGAGGCTGTTGAGTCTTGGGGTCGCAAGGATATGGGAACATTCCTTTCAGATGAGAAGATGATGCTTACACATTCAGAGCGTACAGCCGTACACTTTGATGCTTTCTACCGTTACTTTGGTAAGAACGTATTTAAGACATCATATGGTCGTGTAGTTGACTTTGGTTCTCTATTCATTAAGCACAACGGTTTAAAAACAGCAGAAGATGGTGCTGCTTACGTTGATGAAGTAATGGAAACTATTGGATGGACTAAACTTAGTGACGGTTCATGGGCTGTAAAGCCTAAGGTGTTTAATGAGGGTACTGAGTTTGAAAAAACTATCTCTCAAGAACAATTACTTACATCTATTAAGCGTTTTAATGGACGATTTGGGCAGACATTTGGTTTGCGCGCAGCAGGTAAATCTGCTTCACAGATTACAGATGCAATTGTACGCAAAAGCATGGGTGAGTTATACAACGTATTCCATGGTGGGGCAGAACAGTTTAACGACACGTTGCTTAACTATATTCGCAAGCAATTAGATGATGCTGCTGTTAAAATTAAAGACCGCAAGGCATTTGAGAAGTCAGATGAATACATGCGTGCATATGCTGGCAAAGAATTGCCAACAACTGAGCAAACTGCAAAGTTCCGCCGTGAGTATGAATCACGCGTAATGTCTCCAGCACACCATGTACGTCAAACTCCATATGCTGACTTTGAAGTATTAGTTAAAGATAACCCTATTCAGGGTATGTTAAAGACTCAATACGATTTTCCTGGTCTTATTGATAGTGCGCAAAGCGCATATCAAAAGTTTACTGAGATTCCATGGAAGATGATGGATAGGCAGATTACTGACCTATACCGTGCTGATGCATTTGGTATTAAAGTTATGGAACAGCGCACAAAAATGGCTGCTGATGAAGAGCAAATGGTTAGAGACCTTATTGCCCGTGATGTAGACCCAGATGCTGCTCGTTTGCAGGCTGACTTTTTCTTTGATAGCCGTGCTACACATAATGCTGCTGATGAACTACTGAAGTACGCTGATAACCCAGATGTACGTTCACAGATGGCATGGAACTTGCGTGGTGTTGGGCGTTTCTATCGTGCATCTGAAGACTATGTTCGCCGTTATACACGTTATCTTATTGCACACCCAGACAAAGTTATCTACCGTACTGCACACCTAAGCCAAGCAACATCTGGTTCTGGTGTTATGTACACAGATGACAAGGGTAATCAGTATGTAATGCTTCCTAATGATGGCATCATCTGGAACATGGTAGCACCTGCGCTTACAGCGCTTACTGACCCTGTTAAGGCTGCAGTTAACCTAGCACAAGGTAACTGGGACTTCTTTAAGCAGCCACAGTGGAACCAATTCAGTATGAAACTATCGTTACTTAATCCATCATACAATGATGCTGCTGGTGTTCCATCACTTACTGGTCCAACTATTGCTATCCCTGCACTTGCAGCGCAATCATTACTTAGCCTTGTTGGACGTACTATTAATAGCGAAGGCACTCTAAAGATTGCCGATAACATTGATAACATTGTACTTGGACCTGGTTCTGATAACACAAACTGGATTCGTGCATCTGTTCCTCAAGACTTAATGGCTTTGTGGAATCAATTTGACCCACAACATAAGACTGCTATACAAGCATCTACTCTTATGCAGGCTGCGGCTAACATTGAGGCTGCTGGTAATACAAAGATGAAGCCAGAAGACTGGTTAAATGCAGAGAAGACACAGCAATACTATGACCGTTTAGGTATTGCAGTACATAATCTTATTGCAGTTAAGGTTGGATTTAACACTATTGTGCCTACAACACTAAGCACAAATGATGCTGATTTCCCTAATGAACTGCGTAGAGTTGGCGTGCTTAGTTTCCGTCAAGAGTTTAGCGACATCCTTCGTGCTGTTATTGATGTGAACTCTAAGTATGGCTATTACATGGATGACCCAATTGGTACAGCAGTATCTATGTTTACAGCATCTAACCCAGATAAACTTATCTATACCGTTGGTGCTAACAACAAGGCTGCTAAGGCAGCCATCTCCTACACCAAGGAGACTAAGTTGTGGACCATGAAAAACAATGATTTGCTTACAGATTACAATGACGTAGCATGGGTATTTGCACCTAACATTGGCAAGTACGACCCATCTGTGGTTAAGTATCTAGAAGCAGCAGACATTATTCCAGGCAAGACTAATCCGTTTAATGACAACGCTGGTGTATTAAAGAAGTATCTTCTTGATATAGCAACTGTGCGTGCGCGCAATGATTACTACAACATTGACCGTCAGGTTCAAGAATTGTTTGCAGATGAAAACAATCCTGACCGCAATCGTGCTACATATCGTGCAGAGATTCTACGTCAAGCACGTGATATTAAGTTTGCAATGAAACAGGCTAACCCTGCATTGGCACTACAATTGGGTACTAACCCAATTATTCCACGCCAAGAATTGATTACTCGCTTTAATCACTTAGACCAAATGGTTAATAATCCTAAGTATTTTGACAAGTTACCTAAGGGTCAGCGCCTACAGATGGCACAGATGACAGCGTTAACAAACAGAATGCTCATGGTTCTTGAAGATACTAACGTGCGTTCACAGTTTAATGGTGCAGAAACTGTAGATAAAGTCCGTCAAGAAGGACTTGATTACTTAAAGAACTTTGCAGCGGGTAATGCTCCGCTTGTAGAAGCATACCAAAGCATTATCAAACCACTTATTGATGATGTATATACCACTCCGACTTTAGCAATGAGTAAGGGATAAAGATGGCAAACCCAACACCTAAACCAACACCCGCAGCATCATCATCATATGGTCCTGCCGTTGCTGGCAATAACGCCATTAAACCTACTCCTAAAGCAACAGTAAAACCTAAGCCAACTGCTTCTACTGCATCTAAACCACAGGCTCCAGGAACAGGTAATACTAACCCTATTGCTGAAATCCCTAAAGGTATTCAGTCAGACTATAGTGCGTTTACTAATGGTTCTATTGTTCTTAATAGTGGTGGTAGTTCGGGTGGAGTTCAAACAGAACCATATGTATCTGCAGTACCAACTACTAGCAATACACAACCTAAGGCTCTTGTAGTTCTACCGCATTTTGATGCGGGTGGCACACAAACTGGTTTTACTGTAACTGATATTGATTCAGAAGTAGATAAGATTCTTGGCGCACTTCCACGTGCAAACATTGATTTTTATAAACAACAGTTACGTGCTTATTATCCAAATGCCGCTGCTTATAAAACTTCTATAACTGCTGGTCCTATGACCGATAAAGACCTTGGTTTCCAACAGGCAATCAAGAAAGCATTGATGGCTGCATCTGTAGATAACTACAATACAGGTAAGCAGATAGCAGAACAAGTTGCTAAAGGTGGTACAGCCACTGCAAAAATGTATGGCTTTGAATCATTTGTAGCCTCACGTATTCAAGCACCTAGTTCTACTAGTGCATCAGACCGCAGCAGTGGACTTACAGTTAAGGCTGACGCATATGCTGAGTTTGACCGTACAGTAAAGCAGTATGTTGGAGACCCAACACTTGTTAATGAAGTTGCTAAACTTCGTGAAGAATACTGGACACGTTTACACAATCAAGAACTTGCTCGTCAATCAACAAGCGTAAGTACAACTGACCCACTGGGTAACCGTACAACTAATACAACAGCCTATGCTCAGATGTCTGAACAAGACCGCCAAGACCTTCGCCTTGGGCTTATTGTTAATGGCGCCACTGTTACTGACCCTAAAACTAAGGCTAAGACTGTTATTAGTACTGGTATCAGTCAGACTACATATGATGACCTAGAACGCACAGGCGGTCTTATTGGTCAAACTTATTCTAAGTTGCAGTCTACTGCTGCTGATTATGGTATTGAACTAACACATACTGATTTGCTTAACCGCGCTCGCAAAGCGTTGCTTCCTGGTGGAGTTGCTACTGGCATTAGTACAGCAACAATGGATACTGGTGTTACACAAGAAGCCAATAGCATTAAGCAAGCAGCCAAGATTAAGTTTGCAAATCTTGCTAGTTATATTGACCAAGGCTTAAAGGTATCTGATATTGCATCTAACTATCAACGTCTTAAAGAATCTGAGTATGGTCTTGTTAATAACTCGGTAAACATCTACGACAATGATGTACAGAAGGCTCTTAGTGGCGACAAGGTTGCATCTAATAATGATTTTATTCTAGGCATTCGTTCTAATCCTGCATGGCGTAAAACACCAAAGGCTAATGAAATGGCTGCAACATTTGTTAATACGTTACTCAAGAGTTGGGGCAAGGTAGGATAATGGCAGCACCTAAAGCAACGGTAACTGTAGCAAAAGGCGATACCCTTAGCGCAATTGCAAAAGCAAACAATACAACTGTTGCAGCAATTGCTGCTGCTAACCCACAAATTACTAACGTAAACAAAATCAGTGTAAATCAAAAGATTACTTTACCTGCAGCAGCATCTAGTAATGCTGCACAAGGTGTTCCTAATGGAGGATATACAACTGGCTCTGGTGTAAATACAAATACACTTGCTGGTATTGCTGCTGCTTCTGCTGCAGCCACACCTAAATCAACATCTTCTGCAAGTACAAGTTCTGCTACTACAAGTAAGACTACATCTTCTGCTACAACTAGCAAGGCTACTACTTCTTCAACAACTAGCAGTACAGTTAAAACTGTAGTTGGTACATATGAAGACCCTGTAAGTGGTGACATTTATCAAGTATGGTCTGATGGTACAAAGACTCTTCTTGCTTCTGGAACTAGAGAAGAAGATGCAGCAGCCGCTGCTAATAAAGCGGCATATGATGCGCAGCAAGCAGCGCTATCAAAGCAAGCACAAGAGCAGGCTGACAAACGTGATGCATTTGCGCTTATCCAAGACACTATGCGTGCTTATGGGTTTACTGATACTGAGTTATCGGAACTATCTGGTTTTATTGAAAAGTCAATCATTGACCCAAATGTGGGTCCAAACCAAGCAATTCTTAATATGAGAAACCTTGCAGTTTATCAAGGCAGATTTGTTGGTAATAAAACTCGTTTAGATAAAGGACTCAATGCGCTATCTGAGGCTGATTATCTTCAGCAAGAAAAAGATTACGGTCAGTACTTCCAGCAGTATGGTGTTGCAAATCTCGCAACGCGTTCGCAAATGGCTACTATGATTGGTAATGATATATCACCAACTGAGGCTAAGACTCGTATTGGATTAGCGGTTGACCGTGTTAAGAACTCTGACCCTCAAGTTATGGCACAGTTAAAGACATACTACCCAACACTTACTGATGCTGATTTAGTTACATACTTCTTAAAGCCAGAGCAAGTACTTCCAGAATTGCAGAAGAAAGTTACTGCATCTGAGATTGGTGCTGCTGCTGTTGGACAGAACCTTGCTACAACTAATGCACTTGACTTGGCTAACTATGGTGTTGACCGCGCAACTGCACTTGCTGGTTATTCAGATATTAAAAGCGTATTGCCTATATCTGGAAAACTTAGTGACATCTATGGTGAAGCAAATATTAAATATGACCAAACAGCGGCTGAGTCTGAGTTCTTTAAGCAGAACCAAGATGCTGCTGAAAAGCGTAGACGTTTGAAGTCAATGGAACGTGCATCATTTACTGGTGCTACATCAGCAAACTTGAGCAGAACCCAACAAGGTCAGTTCTAAAATAATAGATTCCTACATGGACCTACCAGCCCCATGTGGTGTATAAGACTGGGAGTAGAAGCCAGCCTAGTTTCCCCAAACTAGAACTGTGGTCTGCGATTCAACTAATGAAATATGGGAGGACGGTTGCTATGACCAACCAATACTGGGACGAAGAAGAAGATGAAGTAGATAACACTTCAATGAGCAACGATTCAGATGCAATGAAGCAATTGCGTAAAGCAAAGCGAGCAGATGAAAAGCGCATTAAAGAACTATCTGAAAAACTAGAAGCCTTTGATAAGGCTCAACGTGAAACTGTCATCAAGAAAGTCCTAGAACTTAAAGGCGTAAGTCCAAAGGCTGCACGTCTGATTGTCCGTGAACTAGAAGGCGATATAACAGAAGACTCAGTTTCTAACTGGGTTGATGATAACGCTGACATGTTTGGACTTCAGGTGCAGGAACAGCAAACGCCTGAACAAACACTGGACCGTGCTGCATTACGTCAGCAGGACATTGTAACTCAGGCTGCTATTACGCCTGACCGCTCACAAGATACATTGCTTAAACTTAATAATGCTGCTAGTGCAGAAGAGATTATTGCAATGATTCAATCGGGCGATTTTAACTAACAACCAACCGAATCTAACATCCTCATAAGGAGGTGCAAAAATGGCTAATGCATATACAACCACAGGTTCCGCTTCTCTAGGCGGTACAGTTGGTGGTGCTGGTCTCGTACAAAAGGCGTATGACCGTCTAATCGAGTTCGCACTCCGTGCACAACCACTCATTCGCTCAGTAGCCGATAAGACTCCTGCGCGTCAAAGCATCCCTGGTTCATCTGTTGTCTTGCAGCGTTACGTAGACCTTACAAAGGTTACTTCAACTCTTACAGAAACAACTGACCCAGATGCTGTAGCAATGGCTACACCAACATACACAACCATTACTCTTGCTGAGTATGGTAACGCAGTACTCGTTACACGTGCTTTGGAACTCTTCAGCCTTGCTGACGTAGACCCAGCAGTTGCTAACGTAATCGCGTTCAACATGGCAGACTCAATTGATGATGTTGCTCAGACAGTACTTCGCGGCGGAGACAACGTCTTCTATGCTGGTGGACGTACATCAACAGCAACACTTACATCATCAGACACATTTACTTCAGCACTTGCTCGTAAGACAACTGCTAAGTTGCGTGCTAACAAGGCTATCCCACGTAAGGGTTCACTCTACTGGGCTGGTATCCACCCAGAAGTAGCGCACGACCTTCGTGCTGAGACAGGTGTTGGTTCATGGCGTCAGCCACACGAATACCAGTCAAATGATTCAATCTGGGCTGGCGAAATTGGTACATACGAAGGTGCATTCTATGTTGAATCACCACGTCTGTATAACGACACAGTAGGTGCTGCTAAGTCAACATCTACAACAACAACAACTGCTTCAGGTGCAACAGGACAAGCAGTGCTTGCTCTTACATCTACTTCAGGCATTCTTGTTGGTGACCTTGTTGCAGGAACTAACATTCCTACAGGTGCAAACGTAATTGCAGTTGGAACTGGTACAGCAACACTTGACCAGAACATCACAACACAGGTTACATCTGGTGCGTCTATCACCTTCACACACGAAACACGTACATTCAACACCTACTTCTGTGGACAGCAAGCACTTGCTGAAGCAGTAGCAGAAGAACCACACGTTGTTATCGGACCAGTCGTTGACAAGTTGATGCGTCACCGTCCACTCGGATGGTACGGCGTACTTGGCTTCTCACGCTACCGTGAAGAAGCGCTTTACCGCGTTGAGACTTCATCTTCAATCAACTACTAATAGTTAATTGACGGCAGTGCAGGGGTTGCATGTGCGCCCCTGCATTGCAGTAAGTCAACTAAGGAGACTAATGACTAAGTATTACCTAACACCACCAGTGGTGGAGTACGGACCAGCAGGCGGAGGACGTTTGTTTATTCGTTATCGTCTGAACCGTGGCGAGAGCCTTATGCGTAATAACGGAGTCTGGACTCAAACAGCATTTCCTACGGAAGATGTAATCAAAGCCGCTGAATTATTTTATTTAGGTGGACGTGATTATGAGATTCCTCAAAGTGTATACACAGAACTAATCAATCAAGGGTTTGGGGCAAACGTAAGGGCGGTTTAATGGAGCACCAACATGTAAGCAAGGTGCTTGAATGGGGATTCAGCGCAGACCATAATTTTACAGCAAGCCTTTGGGGTTGCACATTATGTGATGTAACAGCAGATAAACCATTTGAGTATGAAGATATTTTTATTGACCACACAATATGTAGTGATGATTGCTTTGGTTGTAAAGCCAAAGGATTACAACTAGCAACAGGTGATGCAGCAGGCAACATTGTTGCTAGTGGTACTACTCAGAAAAAATGGGATAGTGAATTAAATTTCTACAAGCAAGCAAGAGCACAAGGCGTTCAGCCTGAAGGCACATCTCGTAAGTCTGTAGAGAAAGCGTTAGAAGCCTCAGAGGTTTTAAACAAACCTTATGACGGTGGCAAGATGCCAAAGGCACAAGACATCAACAAAGAAGTCGTGTCCGTAATGAAAGAGATAGGAAAAATATAATGGCTGCAATGAAACCAATGTCTAGCAAAGCGGACATGAAGCAAGATGCAAAGATGATGAAGGGCATGAAGCCTGCTCAGAAGTCTGCATTTAAAAAGGCTGATGTCAAGATGGATAAGAAAAAGCCAACGGCTAAGGCTGACATGAAGATGGATATGGCTCTTCGCAATCGTATTATGAAGAAAAAAGGTAAGTAATTATGTGTACACAATGTGGATGCATGGACCGTCCAGTAACAATTGACGCACCAGTGCGTACAAACACCAAGCATGTTGCTCCTTCTTACACAGGTGCATCAAAGGTTGGTGGGCAGGAGTTGCATAACTCTGATGCCTCAGTAATCAAAGGCTGGAACATCCCAGCACCATACGGAAAAGGAAAGTAACAATGGCTAACGAATATATGAATAGCAACGTAACTGGTGCAGGACTCGTTGTTCCTGCAAAGGTACGCAAGGCTGCAACAGACAAGTCATCTGTCAACAAAGATTTTGGTGGCGGAGTTGGACCAGGACAAGCACCTATGTCAGCACCACGCTCAGGCGGAGGAACTGCTAGTGGACCAGCAACAGTCATCCAGGGCATTTACACACAGCCTTCTGGTGGCGGACGAAAGATTTAATCATGGCGGGTACACGTAACTCCGCTGAAGACCGTTCAAATATGAACTCAATCTACAAGCCTATTGCTGGCTATGTAGGTAATGTAGTTAAAGAATATCGTCAATGGAATAACCAAACTAATGCTCCTGCCCGTGGTCCAGCCACAGGGCAGTTCTATGGTGCGTTACTTCAGGGTCGCCGTTATGACGATAAAACTGGTAATCAAATTAAAAAACCAGAAATTAAAAAGTCAAATCTTGATTCAAACCCAATGGGCATTAAGAAGATGGACCTTGACAAGAAAGCAAAGAAAAAGTAAATGGCTAAAGGCATGGGCTTTAAAGCCGCTCAGAAATCTATTGCTAAAAAGTCAGGTGTATCTATGAAATCTGCTGGAGCAATCCTTGCATCATCTACACGCAAGGCAAGCCCAGCAGCAAAGAAAGCAAACCCTAATTTAAAAAAGGTTAAAGGAAAGTAAATGGCTAAATCACCAGCATGGCAACGTAAAGAAGGACAGAACCCTAACGGCGGTCTTAATGCAAAAGGTCGTGCTAGTGCCAAAGCCCAGGGCAGTAATCTCAAGCCACCAGTAAAATCAGCAGAAGCAAAAAAATCTCCTGCAGCAGCAGCACGTAGAAAATCATATTGTGCTAGGTCAGCGGGTCAAGCAAAGATGTTTCCTAAGGCTGCTAAAGACCCTAACAGTAGATTAAATAAAGCAAGAAGGGCTTGGGATTGCTAATGCCTGCAAAAAAAGTTTGGGATACACCTAATCCAAAAAAAAAATCAACACCACTAACACCTGCTGCTAAAGCATCAGCCAAGGCTGCTGCTAAAAAGGCTGGCAGAAAATATCCTAATCTTGTAGACAATATGAGAGCAGCGCAAAAGAAGGGTAAGTAATGACCACATACGGCACGGCTAGATATAACGGCACTACATACACATTGTATGGTCGTCCAGGTTCTACTCTTCGTGATGAAATTAATCGTCTTGCTAATGGCGGGGAGTACCCACCATATACAGCATACCAAGATGAAGATGGCGCAGTTAATGACTGGGCTGGTACGCCCAACGGTACACCTATGTCATCTGCTCTTAATCTTAAAGCAGACCCTAACCGTAAGTATCCGCAATACAAAGGTAACAATGCTGTTGCGTCAGAACTTGCTGGGATTACAGACCCAGCCAAATACCTAGAGATTGTTACGGCTCTCAGATTGATTGCATCCTAATGGCAACTACATTTCAAAATCTTATTGATGACGTACAGTTAGACCTTGCAGGTTTTACGTACCGTCAAGACCGTGTTACTTATATTACTGCTGCTATCACAGCAACTGACCTTACAATTAAAGTCTCATCTACTGAAAACATTGGTAAAGGTATTGTTGAAATTGATGACGAGATGATGTGGGTAGACTCATATGACCGTCAATCAAACACAATTACTATTGCACCATTTGGTCGTGGCTATAACGCCACTACTGCAGCAACACATGCGGTAAATGCAAAGATGACTATTGCACCTACGTATCCACGTCAGGCTGTTAAGCGTGCAATTAACGATACAATTAATGCTGTATACCCAAAGGTATTTGGTATTGGCTCTACTACCGCTTCATTCCTTGCAAGCCGTACTACATATTCGCTGCCATCAAATGCTATTCAAATTCTTTCAATGGCTTGGCAATCAGTTGGACCAACAAAAGAATGGCTACCTATCCGTCAATGGCGTTGGGACCCTATTGCTAACACAACCGCTTTTACTACTGGCAAAACCGTATCAATTTATGACAACGTCCTTCCTGGACGTACTATCCAAATTGTATACGCAGCCCTACCCGTAAACTTTACTAACCTTACAGATGACATGGAAACAACAACATTGTTGCCTTCATCTATGCGAGACGTTCTTGTTTATGGCGCAGCATGGCGTCTATCTTCATACATAGACCCAGCGCGTATTTCTATTTCATCACCACAATCAGATGAGATTGATGCTAAGCGTCCATATGGAACTGGCTCAAATGTAACAAAGCAATTGCAAACGCTTTACATGATGCGTCTTGAAGAAGAATCATTAAAGCAAAAACTTCAGTACCCAACCCGCGTCCACTACAGCCGATAGGTAAATAGATGACAGTCAGAAAATATACATCCCGTTCACAGCAAACAACACTAACTGCTGCCGTCACATCTGGTGCTTCATCAATGACTGTTGCATCTGCTACTACACTCCTTGGCACAATTGCAGGAGCGGACATTACTGGTGGCGTTACATTTACTGTAGTACTTGACCCAGATACAGCCCTTGAAGAAATTGTAGATATTACCTCTGCTTCAAGTAATACATTTAGTATTACCCGAAGTGTTGATGCTACTGGTACAGCACAGTCTCACTCTGCTGGTGCAGTAGTACGACATATGATTATTGGTCGTGACCTTCAAGAAGCAAACAACCACACAGAAGCATCATCATCTGTACACGGACTTGTTGCTACATCAGGTGTGGTAGTAGGTACGACTGCTACTCAAACACTTACAAACAAAACTCTTACAGCCCCAACCATTACAGGATTGTCTAATCCTACAAATGGTGGAGATGCTGCTAACAAAACTTATGTAGATAGCATTCTTGGTTCAGCAACTGCTGCATCAACTTCTGCAACATCAGCAGCAACTAGCGCATCAAGCGCTGCAACTAGTGCATCTTCTGCAGCAACATCTGCTTCTAGTGCAGCAACATCAGCAAGTTCAGCAGCAACATCACAATCTGCTGCAGCAACTTCAGCAACATCTGCTGCCGCATCTGCAACTACTGCAATTAGTAGTGCTGCAACTGCAACTACACAGGCTGCTGCTGCGTCAACATCTGCTAGTTCTGCATCCACATCTGCTTCATCTGCTGCTACATCTGCTACATCAGCAGCCGCTTCTGCGTCTGCTGCTGCTACCAGTGCTACATCAGCGGCGGCTAGTGCCACCGCTGCTGGCAGTTCTGCTACATCTGCATCTAATAGTCTAACTAGTATAACAGGACTTACTGGTTCTGGTCTAGTCAGAGACATGGGTTCCATTACTGAGTCAGATACAACTACAGCCACATATATAAATATATCTACAGTTGCAGATGCTGCTGCTACAAGCGCAGCCTCGGCATCTACTTCGGCTAGTTCTGCTGCTACTAGCGTTACCTCTGCTGCTAACTCAGCCACGGCTGCATCTACTTCTGCGTCCTCTGCGTCAACCAGTGCTTCTAGTGCTTTGACCTCTCAAACCGCAGCAGCCACATCAGCATCTTCGGCTGCTACAAGTGCCTCCAGCGCCTCTACAAGCGCTTCTAGCGCCCTTACAAGCCAGTCTGCAGCCTCAACCTCAGCCTCTAGTGCAAGTACTTCAGCCTCTAGTGCGGCTACCTCAGCCTCATCCGCTGCAACCTCACAGTCAGCCGCTGCTACGTCAGCGTCTTCTGCGTCTACCTCAGCGTCAAGTGCTGCTACATCTCAAAGCGCTGCTGCTACTTCAGCATCTAGTGCTTCTACTTCTGCTTCATCTGCAGCCACAAGTGCTAGCAGCGCAGCCACATCTGCTACATCCGCAGCAAACTCGGCTACGGCAGCAGCATCATCTGCTACAACAGCAGCCTCTTATATTCCCAGTATCACCTCTGGTGTTAATGGGTATTTCTTAACAAACAATGGAACATCCGCTTCATGGACTAGCCTCTCAGATTGGGGAACCGTATAATGCCAACATTTGCATTTCAACGCCGCAGAGGTACTACCGCTGCACACACATCCTTTACAGGTCTTGCTGGAGAACTAACAGTAGACACAACAAAGAACACAGTAGTAGTACATGATGGCTCAACTGCAGGTGGTGTTCCACTTTCTAAACAGCGTGCTACTACTGGTACAACATCTGGTACAACATACACATTAGCCTTGGCTGATGCCAACAACATTGTTACTACAACCAACGCAACAGGTGTAACTGTTACCGTTCCAGCCAGCGTATTTGCTGCAGGAGATAACATTACAATCCTTCAAGATGCTGCAGGTCAAGTTACATTTGCTGCTGGCTCAGGCGTAACAATCGTTTCAACTGGTGCTACAACAGCAGCACCCAAGATTCGTGCAGCCTACGCAGGTGCTACCGTCTACTACAAAACAGGAGGCGCTTCACCTACGGTTACAATCGTGGGAGATATTGCCTAATGAGTCCTATATTAAAAGGCGTAATTGCTTCGCAGATAACGGGGCATTTGAATAATAACTCTTATGAGTCTATTGCTACCGTCACGGTAGGTTCGGGTGGAGCAGCATCCGTAACATTTACTTCAATACCTAGTACATATAAGCATTTACAAATCCGTACCTTATATCTAAATACATCAGCACAATCTAATATTCGTATGACTTACAACAGTGATACAGCCGCTAATTATTCTTGGCACGAACTAGATGGTTACGGACAGCCAAGTCCAGAGGCAAGTGGTACAGCAAATGCCTCATTTATGTCAATCATTCTTGGTGCAACAGGAACTACTAATCAAGCAGTCGGCATTACAGATATTTTGGAATATGCAAATACAAACATTTACAAAACTTGCAAAACTTTAACAGGTGCAGACACTAATGGCGGTATTAATTACATTTTATTTAGAAGCGGCAACTGGCGTAGCACGAGTGCTATAACAAGAATTGATTTAACCGCCTCTGCTGGAAATTTTGGTCAGTATTCCAGCATTGCACTCTACGGAATTAAGGGGTAATCATGGCAGCGGGAAGTACATATACACCGATAGCAACTACTACGCTGGGTAGCGCAGCATCTTCTTATACTTTTACTGGTATTAGTTCTGCTTATACAGACCTTATTTTAGTTGCAACAACACCACCATCTGCTGGCGGTTCTGTGAACTTAACAATGGGAAATGGTTCAATAGATACTGGAACTAATTATTCTTGGACATATCTAAGAGGCAATGGAACAGCGGCATCAAGTTCTCGCGGTTCAACAGATAGTCGTATTTTTTCAGGAGAAAATGCTACGGCAGGTTTGCAATCAAATTTAATTATTCACTTTCAAAACTATTCTAATACTACAACTTACAAAACTTGTATATCAAGATATAATTGTACTGACACCGTTACTCAAGCAACTGTTGGACTTTGGCGTTCAACTTCTGCAATAAATCAAATTAGGCTTGCTATTGGTGGAGATAGTTTTGCTGCTGGAGCAACCTTTACCCTATACGGAATCGCGGCGGCATAACTATGGCAAATACATACGTACAAATTGGCAGTACCGTAACTGTTGGCTCAGGTGGGGCGGCAAGTATTGCTTTTACTAGCATACCTGCTACTTTTACAGACTTATGTGTAAAATTTAGTGTGAGAAAAGATGTGGCGAGTATAGATACTACTTTGACATTTAATGGCAATTCTGCCAACGTCTCTTCTAAATACATTTATGGAACAGGTAGCGCAGCAGGAAGCGCCAGTGCTGGTAGTACTATTTATTCACTTGCAACTCAAAGTGGCGATACAGCAAATACATTTTCAAATGGTGAGTATTACATACCAAATTATGCCTCTACATCTGCATATAAATCATTATCTCACGACGTAGTTAATGAAAACAATGCTACAGCAGCACAGTCATATTTAACGGCTGGACTTTTTTCTAGTAATAGTGCAATTTCTACAGTTACTATTGCTCCAACTTCCGGCAATTTTGCCCAATACTCAACCGCTTCACTCTACGGCATCAAATCATCATAAGGAGAAAAAAATGACAACAGCAATTGAAGTTAACTGCACTACTGGCGAAGTTACAGAACGTGAACTAACAACA